GGCCAAAACACAACCGCCTTGATGCCCGACAGATGCTCCGTCAGGTGTTGCTCGATAGCCTGGTACAGCTGACTCAGGCTGAACGGCTCATCGGACATTGGCGCTCCCCTTCAGATACTTCTGCAGCTCGTAATTCAGTTCCTGCTCAAGGACCACCAGCAACTGCTCATCAGCGCGCTTGATCCAGGCATCAAAGTGCGGGCGGGCTTGTTCCAGCGAGACCTTGGCTTTGGCCAAGGGAAAGCGATTGTCGCTTTCCTCGACGAAACCACTACGGCGCCGGCCCTGAGTCGCCTCGGGGTAGTCATCACTGTTGAAGTGCTTGCTGGCAGTACGGATCCAGATATCAGCGCTGCTACCGTAGACCTTCTTGTAAAAAGCCCCCTGGTAGCGACGCCCCGCCACCGAAACACCTCTGCTGGACTGACGCGCCCGACCGATCCGGCTGGCCTCGATGGCGTTTAGGCCGAACCACAGCTTGCCGCGCATTTCACCGCCACTTGTTGGGTAGGCCCGCAAACGCTGCCGGACCGCACCAATGGCGATGCGCTCTTGCTTACCCACTGCCCTGGCGATGTGGGTACGCAGCCACCCGAGGGTTTTGTTGATCGCTCGCCGCTGTGCAGCGGCTGCTGCCTTTGGCACCAGCCGACCGAAGTCCTGAAAGCGCTGCAGATCTGCGAGCGACGGCTGAATGTTGATCAATCCACCGTCGCGCTTCTGCTGTGCGTAGCTGCCGACACTCATGGACGTTTCCTCAAGATCAGGGCCACCAGGCCATCACCACCGGGCTCCAGCTGCAGCAGGTCATACTCCCCGCCGCCGTCCAGAACAGGCAGATCGACAGTGACGCGCAGGCCTTTGCTCAGGCCGTCAGAATCGCGCACGCGAATTTCAAAGCGCGGCTCTCGGATGGCCGTTTGGGTTTTGCCAAACTTCGGCGCCGTCCATGGCGCCATGAACATACCCAGCACCGGCTCGGCGCGGCCTTCGATCTGGGCAGAATCGCCCAGGGTTTCGAACACCACGTCGTCGATGTCGTCGATCAGATCGCGGAAGGCCACGGTCACATTTCCAGCAGGATCTGCGCCAGGGGCCGCGTGCACATATGCAGCGGGTTGGACTTGGCTTCCCCGGCCATGCCTTTATTGAAGGGCAGCGGCTCGATCTTGCTGTAGTAGGGAACACCTTCGGTATTGACCGTTTCCATGTAGTCCGCCGGCGCGAACACCGAAATGTACAAGTCCGGAACGCCTTCAGGAATCAACAACGCCTTGTCATCGTGCACAAACGTCATCCCGGCAATTTTGCCGCGATAACGTTCCCAGGTGATGCCACCGTAGTCGAAGCTCTCACGAGCGTCACCGCGAAGAGCAGCGGCTTGCTGGGTATTGAGGTAAGTTTTTTTCACCTCCTCAATTTCCAGAAGTGCGTTCCAGAAATTCTTACCGCAGAAAGCACGGGACCCACTGCGGGTCACGCTGCCCAATGCGTCCTCCTGCATATCCAATGCCTCACCACACTGCACACGGAACGACTTCGTTTCGCCAGCCAGCCCCATCGACAACGACTTTCGCTTTACGCCAAAACGGTCATACAAATCGAGCAGCACCGTTTTGCCGTCGGCATCGTAGATTTTGCCGTTCAGGGCGCCGAGGCGCTGGAACTCGTGAGTAACGTCCAACTGCCGGCGTGCCTTGGCCAGTCGCTTGTTGACCACGTCCTGGACCGACTGAAGCTCGGAACGCGTGCCGAAGGCGCGGATACCCTGAATCTCATCGGCCTTGATGGTGAAGCGTTGTGGCAGGTGTACGGTGTTGAACGGGATCAGCGTCCGCTTGGTTCCACCGACCACCAGACCGGACGTACCCCGCTCACCCGCCGGCACCAATGCCAAGGTGTCACCGTCCTTTTCGATCTGTACCGTCAGGGTGGTGATGCCTTCCTCCTGGAACAAACCCAGGCTACCGATACGCCCGGGTACGTACTCCTGCTCGTTGATTGCAGCGGTCAACGAAGACACCGAAAACGCATCGTCATTGAAGATTTGAATGTCAGCCATGAAACAGTTCTCCAGAAAACAAAAAACCCGCACAGTGCGGGCTGAAGGGGTTACGCGAGTCGCCTTAACGGATGATCACGTCTCGAGCGTTCAGCGCCTTCTCAGCAGCCGGATCCAGGCCGGTCAAATGCGCTTCGCTGACCTCAGCCAGACGCACCACCGCACGCCCACGGCGGACCACATCCGACATGCTCAGTGGTCCGAAGAGGATCGCCTGGGCGTTCTCGCTTCCGTCTTCAGCTGTCGGGTTATATGGCGCGAACTCACCAGTGGCGGTGACCAAACCGAGGATCTGTCCAGGTTCTAACGCAGGGCCGGCAGCGACGTTGATCGCTTCGCGGGAAATGGTGCCAGCGCCTTCGGACAGCAAGAATTCACCCGCGTGTATCGATTCAGTTTTCATGGTCTTGCTCCTTTCGAGTTGCCGTTCTGCGCCGCCTGACGGGAAGCCCAGATTGATTGAGGGTCGGCCTGCTTAGCCAGGACCTTGGGGGCCGGGTCGTTGTCCAGCGGCAGACTGTTGTTGATTTCAAAGCCGCCGCCACTGCCTACCAACTTGTCGAACAGCCGCGCGCGGACTGCCGCTTCGTCCAAGCCGGCAGCGACGAACTCGACGGTCAGCTCCGGCAGCCGTGCTGCGACACAAAGGCCGTGCAGCGCTTTCGCATTGGTCAACGCCGCCTGGATCACCGCTTCGCTTTCGAGCTTGGTGGCGGCCAGCAGTGGTTCCACCAGATTGCTGATGCCTGCAGCAGCGCAACCTTGCGTGACCATCAGCGCCAGTTTTGCCGCGTCCACCACGGGAGCTGGCGCCGGTGGATCGTTTGGCTCTGGCAGTTCCACCTCTGGATCTTCATCGAGCTGGGCGAGCAGTTCCGGCGGGGCATGCTGGAAACGCTGCAACACGCTGCCTTGGCCGAGACAGGCACTGACCTTGAGGCCATCGCCTACTTCATCGGCCAGGCCCAGTGCCACCGCTTCATTGGCCGTGAGCCAGGTTTCAGCGTTAACCATGCGCCGCAGCTCGGCCTCGTCAATGTTCGGTGCCTTGGCCTTGTAGGCCGCGATGATCGCTTCCAAGGTCTGATCCAGGACATCGGCGACACGGCGGAAGTCTTCGGCATCGCCACCGGTGAAGGTGTACGGGTTGTGAATCATCAGCATGGCATTGGCGGCAATCACCACCCGATGCGCGCCGCATACCGCAACACTAGCCGCGCTGGCCGCCAGGGCATCAACGCGGCCAGTACAGCGCTCACCCAGGCGCGAAAGCGCATTGTGGATCGCAAGGCCATCGAACAGATCACCGCCGATGCTGTTGAACGCAACGATCACCGGTGACACGCCGTCATCCATGGCGCGCAGATCCTGCACGAACTGATTGGCGGTAACGCCCCAGGCGCCGATCTCGCCGTACACGAAGATCTCGATGTTGCGCTGCTCGGCTTCGCCGCTGGCCTGAAGGGTGTACCAGCTCTTATCCGCGACCTTCACCTGCTTGCCTGCCTTGTCATAAACACGCGGTTTAGTTTTTTTGCTCATAGTTGTTCCTTGTCATCGATCGTCTCGATGGCTTCAAGAGTCGTGTAGTTGAGGCCGAGACCCGCGGCCCTGGCGAGATCAGCAGCGTTTTCCGTGTCGACCGTTTCCGCGTCGTACCCGGTGCGTAGCACCATCTCGCTGCGAGAGGCAAAGCCAGCTCGAACCTCCATCTGGCGGGCCTGAACGTCCTGCACCGGCTGGATGTAGGCCCAGCCCTGCGGCACCCAGCGCGTGCGTAGGTATTCGCGCCGACGTTGCGCGTAATCCTCCAACACCAGGGCACCGGACAACACCGCCATGTCCATCCAGGCAGCGCGCACCGGGCGACACAGCTGATGCACGTACACGCCGAACTGCAGTTGCTCCAATCGGCGCCTGAACTCGTTGAGCACCACCCGCAGCGCCCGGTCGTTGACCTCGCGCATGTCGCCAGTGAGGATCTCGTAAGGGGTGCCAGAACCCGCCGCCGCCGCCATCAGCTGCTGCCGCATGAAGTCCGGGTAGTTGTTGCCAGCGTCGGGGGGTTTGGAAAACTCCACCTCTTCACCTGGTGCCAGCTCCTGCATGGTGCCGGGCTCCAGGGCGACCATTGGCGTGAAGCCGTCGCGGTCGGTGGTTAGCAACTGCCCCGTAACTGGATCCCGGGGTTGCGGCCCAGCTTCCGGTGATGGCCGCTTGATGAAGCCGGCAAACAGGTTCGCAACTTCCTGGCGGAACAGTACCGCGTCGTCGTAATTGTCTAAGCTGCGCAAGCGCTTCAGTACCGGCGCCAAGCGCGGCACGCCACGTAGCTGCCCAGGCTCCATTGGCTCGAAAACATGCAGCACCTGCGCCGCCGGCACACGCACCAGCTGGTTGTAACCGGCGTTCAACGACGACGAATCGCGGGGATGCGACAAGTACATCCAATACGCTACGCGCTTACCGGCCGGGTTGAACTCGATCCCGGCGCGAATCACGTTGCCGTTTTTGGCCGCCTCGAACTTATCGTGCGGGACAAACTCCGGTGCCAGCGCTTGCAGCTGCAGCGGCACCGCCAAGCCTTCGCTCGGGCCGCGTGGCCGCAACCGCACAAAGCATTCACCGGCCGTTTCGACGGTGCGGGCCACAAGGGCCTGCATGCCGTAGAAGTCGGTCAGCTCATCGGCATCTGCCTCATCCACCCAGTCGTCCCACAGTTGCTGCTGGAGTTTGCGCAGGTCGGCATCGTCCGTGGTCGGCCTGGGCGTGATCCCCGTGCCGATCAGGTTGCTGACGCGTTTGTCTATGACGTTGAAGGCGTACGGGTCATTGCGCACCGCCGCCCGCGAACGTGCCCGCAGGTTGCGCAGTGCCGGGGTGTTGATGCTGTTGATGCCGTTGTCGGTGGCTTCCCAACTGGCCGAACGTCGGCCCTCCCCGGCGCCTTCGTAACTGGCCTTGATGTTCGACGGCAGCAAGAATCCGTTACGGGTCAGCGTCGGATAGTGTCGGGCCATTAGAGTCCTTTGCCTCCGTGGGTAAGCCGGATCACGCGAGAGCGTGGCCCGGCGGCGTTGGTCAGCGACGTGCGGATCTCGTCGCGGGCCTTCAGCAGTTCGTCGATGGAGCGGTACTCCACCGTGCGGTCGCTATAGCGCACGGTTTTTTCACCGCGCGCAATGGCGCGCTCGATGGCTTCGAGGTGCTTCGGGGTAAACGACATATCAGCGTCTCTTCAGGTAACCACTTGTTGAACTGCGGCGTTGAGGGGGTGCAGCGGGACGCGGTTGGGCGACCGGGGCAATGGGTTGCGTCGCTGGTTGCGGTATCACGGGAGCCTGCTCGGAGACCGTGACACGCTCGGCGGTGACCGCCTTTTCATCGAACAAGCCGGCCTGGGCCAGAGAGTTTCGTACCCGATCCCAGTCGTGTTCCTGATACCGGTTGATACCGAGGTAATGCGCCATTGCCAGGCAATACACCATCAGGTCGAGCGCTTCGTTGCGCTCGGCCTTGCCCTTAATCCACTCGATACGCTTGTGACCACGCACGTACTTAGCGACCTTTCGCTCGGCCACGCACTGGGCGAAGAACTCATCCGGCAGGTCGTTGGCAAAGTGCACCGCACCAGGGCCAGACTCAAACGGGTAGCGGTTGTAGATCCAGTCCTTTGCAGTGTCTGTTCCGACAAACCAAAGTTCGGCGCCGCCGCGTTCGGTCTGCCCCTTCCAGGTCACATCAACCATCGAAGGCCGCTGAGCGATCACCGGCTTGCCGGGCTTGCTCGCGCCCTTAATGGCGAAGATGTTGCGCCAGCGACGCACGCGGCAGAACTGATACACCTCATCCGTGTGGTGGCCACCGGAGTCGACAGCAACCGCAAGAATGCCCAGGCCAACGCCGCAAGGGTGGCGATAGCGCTCCTTGAGCAGCTCGTCGAGGACAGCCCAGGTACGCTCATCTGATGGGTCACCGGCGATTACTCGGTGATCGATGACCCAGCGCTCCATGCCGACACCCCAGCCCATTGCCATGAATTCCAGGCGATCGGCCTGCACGTCGACAGAGCCAGTGATCATCAGTACCGCAGCAGGTATCGCACCGAGGGAGAAACCCTCCTTACGAGCCCGCTCGATCAGGACCGATGCCTTGGTCTGCTCTTGTGCACTGTCCCAGACCTTTGCCAGACGAGTGTTGTAGAACACCTGCATGGGCTCAAGGTCACCCTTGGCCTGGGCCTTTTTGGCTTTTTCGAACTGCTTAGCCAGCGACCTCCAATCCATCCACCCCGGCGGCGAATAGAGTGCGTTGAGGTGGAAGCCCACGGTCTCCCCATCGCCATGACTGTGGGAGCGCCATTCACCCTTGGCTAACATCTGCCCCTTGAAGTGCTCTTCGATCAACACATCGCAGTCCAAGCCGGACGCAGCACATTTGTAATGCACCAAGCTAAAGTCGGCTGAGTAGAGAAGGTTCTCCCATTCAAGCACCTGCATGTGGCCGCAGTGCGGGCATGGCACGTAGTAATAGCGCTGATCGCTGGTTTCAAACAGATCAGCAATGCGTGACGCGCCCTTGATCGTCGGTGAGCTCGAAAAGTAGAACTTGGCGTTGCGGCCAAAGGTACTCCCACGCGTTTCCGCCAGTTCGATAGGGTCACCCTCTTCGCCCACGTCGACCTCCCAGCGATCAACTTCATCGCCGTAGATGTAGCGTGCCGACAACTCGGCCAAGTTGGCCGCGGAGCCGGCAGTAGTGACATACAGCGAGCCGCCCTCGAACTCCTTGGTGTCCATGGTATTGCGCGAGTCCCGCGAGCGACTTGCTGCAACGCGCTCACGCAATACCGGAGTGGCCTTGATGGTCTTGCCGATCCGAGACGACACCCGCTTGGCAAGCCCCAAGCTGGGTAGCAGTGTAAGAATGTTGGACGGTGCCATATGGATCAACCCACCGATCCAATTCAACGCAATCTGCGTTTTCATCAACTGCGAGGCCACCATGGTCACGACTCGTTTACACGGGTGTGCCGGTGATAGGCATCGCATCGGCTCACGGGCGTAGGGCGTCCGAGAGGTGCGGTACTGACCCGGCTCCGCGGCACCGGTGTCGCGTGGTATGCGCATGTGCTCATCTGCCCACTCATCAATCCACACATCGGGATCAGGCTGCATACCTCGAAAGTAAGCCTCGCGGTATACCTCCGCGCCATCAGATCTGGCCAGGGTCATTGACCACCTCCCAGTTGGTTTCGAGTGTGTGCCCGAAGTCCTCTGCGGACATGCGACTGGCCTCTTCGAGTCTTGTCCGTAACGCTGCCGTCAGGCGTCGTTCGATTTCCCAAGGATCAGTCATAGCGGCCAATTCCGGCGCCAATTGGGGCGGCATGCCCAAGAGGGTGTCGCGCAACATGCGTCCAGCGTTGTAGGCCCCCGACTGAACCGCGACGATCTCGACCATAGAGCCTTGAGCCTTGTGAAACTCCATCTCAGCCAACTGCGCCAGGTAGTACTCGCGGTGCGCGCGAGCCTTTTGAAAATCGGCAGGTTTCCCGGCGGTAGCCATTGGCTGCGGCGCAGCCGTGGAAGTCGGCTCGGCAAGGGGGCTGAGTTGGCTGTGAACGTCACGCTCGATCCGAGCCTGTTGATGACGAGCCGATACAGCGGCCTTACTTGGATCGGCTGTTTCAACGATGAGGGCTTCGGTGGCCAGGACATCGACCTTTTTGCCGTCGGGCGATAGCACCAGGCGGTTGTTATCTTTCAACCAGGTAATGTAACTGGGTGACCTGCCGATGCGAGCCGCGAAAGCGCTCTTTGACAGGTAGGTTGGTTCTGTCATGAGCCCTCCTTTTTCAACGGCTTTTCAATGGAGCCTTTCAATTTCAATGGATTGAATTTCAGTAAGCTGGCAGCCCTGCCGCTAACGCTTTCCTGCGGGTTTCATGCCCCGTGTATGAGTCATTTCTCCAGGGTCCCCACCGAACACGGAAAGAATATAAACTCGTCTTCACCGACTCTCGGCCCCTTCATAAAAAACATCAGGTCAGAACACGTTATGCGAATACCAATGCGCTGCAAAGAGTGCTGCATACAGAACCTACCCAGCCTAAACCCAACGCGTTCGCCCTTCATAGAGCTGAATGATTCAGGGAGGTACGAGCTTGTATGCGACTACGGTCACTCCACAATCGCTTCACTTCAAATCGAAAAATTTAAAATACTCTATGAAGTCGGAGCATATGCAATATTAGATGGATACTACAGAGAGGCCGTTACGTCTTTCACCGCCAGCCTAGAGCGCTTTTACGAGTTCTTTATCAGAGCAAAAATGCTTGAAGAAGGGCATACGATTGAATCTATCAGTGCAATGTGGAACCTAGTCAAATCTCAGTCTGAAAGACAATTGGGAGCATTCATTTTTCTCTATTCTCAAAGCTTCGGCTCTCCCCCTGCGCTTCTAAGTAATAGTAAAACCACGTTTAGGAACGAAGTAGTTCATAAAGGAAAAATTCCGAGTAGGCGGGAAGCATTGGATTATGGAGAGGCCATACTCGACGTTATTAACCCACTACACACCCAAGCTCACGAGCGCTTTCCTAAGGGGGTCGAGACTTTAAGAGAGTCACTGCTTACACCAGGAGAAGGCTACATGATCATGCCGACTATTCTGGACGGTCTAGAAAGTGGTATGCGTAGCCCGGGTCATCGTCTAATCGACGGTCTGGAACACATAAAGTCTTACAGAGCGCATTGGTAGCGAATCTGAAGCCTATTCCATATTCATTGCTTTAAAAGACAGACATACATTCACATTCCTTTGAGAGTTCCGACACGAGAGTTCGGTAACCCGTGTAAGGGGCGGCCCTCTGGGAGGCCCCGGAAAAATGGCGCCTCCACCCGGCCGCCGAGCTAGCTGCGGTCGGTCGATGCCGACTCCGATACGCCCAACCGCTTGGCGGCCCAGCGTTCATACAGCCCGATGGCCACATCGGCCCCGGCCATTGCCGTCAGGCAACCCAAGGCGCCCGCCGTCCAGATCGTCATACCGGCTGCGATCATCAGCATCATCGCAGACACCCCGCAGACAATGCAGGCCCCGGACCGAAGCGCGAGGCGGCGCAACAACGCCCAGCCCCGCGCCCCATCCTTGTCCGCCCGCCACATTTCCCCCGATACGCCACCGACCAGAGCCAGGACGATCACTAACCAGATCGGCATTTCTGCCAGTGCTTGTTGCTCGCTTGTCATCGCCTACCCCATGAACGCAAAAACCCGGCGCAATGGCCGGGTTTGGTGGTGTGGTGCCTGCCGCTCTCTGCGGTCGCACCTATCGAAGATGACTACTTTTTACAGGTCGATTCCGGTGGCAGCAACCCTGTTTTAATGCCACCCGGTGAATAAGTGGACAACACAGGGTGAACGCCTAGCGAATGTCGGCGAATACACCACCACGGCATTCTGTTGTTTCGGCGGCGTCCCATACGTCCCACTTTTCAGAATAGGAGTAGGACGCCTGAGAGCGCCTAAATTCGGGGCCTCGCCCCACTGTCCTACTTATCCTTCTCCTTTCTCGTGTAAAGAAAGAAATTTAAAGAACACGCGTTCGCGCGTGAGCGCGTACTGCTTGCCCGCTACGCTCACACGGGCGGGAGGCACTACTAGGCGGGACGGTGGGACAACCCAACAACGACAAGGCACGCACCTGTCCCACTGCATCAAAACGCAGCGAGACAAGACGGGCCAGTGGGACAACCACAACCGGAACAATGCCTGGGGTCACGCAGCCTGCCCCATCATCAAGCCGAAGATCTGCAGATGCGCCTCATGCAAACGCTGGTAGTACGTGTCGCGGCCACAACCGCAGTGGGCATACCGCAAGCGCATATCCACATCGAGGGTGCAGTAATGCTCCCGCACGACCGTCACCAGCTCCGGTGCGAGGTACTTGGTCACGATCAGTTCGATGTCCAGCGAACTTTCAAGCGGCGCACGGAAGGCGCGCCGCCCCCTGATCAGTTGCCCGTTGTTCTCCATCATCATGGCAACCATATTTCCCCCTGCCAGCCCTCCTTTCGAATGTTCCGAGTGGAGTTCCTGCGCCCATAACCGAAGCAGCGAATCGATCTCCTTAATCAAAACAAGGCTCCTCGAACGCTTCACGCTGCAGCGCCGAGGTACCACCCCACCCTGCCGGCTTTTTGTAGGCCCAAGGCCGCTGCCCGCTCTTAGCCAACGCAGGCAACCGCACCCGTCGCCAACCCAGCCGATGCATGATCGCCCCGACCCGCATCTGCTCCGGCTTACCCCAATGCCCAAAGTCCAACTTGAGCGCACTGGTCAGCACATCACTGCCGGTAGTGGTCTCGCCGATCTGCGACTCTTCCAGCCAGGTCAGAATCGGTCCTTCCCATTCATCCACCACGAAACGCTCGTCCTGCTCCTCGCCGAACATCGTCGCCTCATCCAGCGTCACCCACCAAAGATCGCCCGCGTCGTAACAGAACACCGCCTCGGCCCATAGCTGATCGCGCATCGACCGCAACAACTCCAGATCCACCTTGGTACACGCGACCGGCCAGTAACGCCGGTTGCCGGTGGCGTCCTTGAGGTACTCGTCTTGGTTGGTCGTACCCACGAAAACACACTGGCGTGGCACGTCCATCGTTCTGCGGCCGTAGCTCTCGCGATAGGTGTCGGTGGAAGCAGAGAAGAATTGCTTGGCCTTCGTACTCTCGGCCTTGTTGAAGCTATCCAGCTCCCCCAGCTCGACGATCCACTTGCCCCGGATCGCCTGAAAGCCATCCTTGTCACCCAGCGCAAACGGGGTGTCCATAAACCACTCGCCGCCGAGGATGCTCATCGCCGTCGACTTACCGGCGCCCTGTGCACCTTCCAGAATCATCACCGAGTCAGCCTTGCAACCCGGCTTCATCACTCGCGCCACGGCCGACAGCATCCAACGCTTGCCGACTTTTGAAGAGTAATCCGTGGCCTTAACGCCCATGACCTCCGTTAGCCAGCTTTCAATACGCGGCACCCGATCCCACTCAAGCTTGCGCAAGTACTGCCGCACTGGATGAAACGCATGGTCATGCGCAACAACGCTCACCGCCTCGATCACATGCGATGCCTTGACCCGCAAGTTGTACTGCTGCGCGAGCCACTTCATCACCCGCACATCATCAATGTCCGCCCAATCGCCCGTGCCGCCGCCGTACGGTGCTGCGCGCAGCTTCACGATCTTCGAACTGAAGGCGCTGTAGCTAACAACACCAGCCCAACGCTCATCGTTGGCCAGAATTAACTCAACGTTCTGCATGTGCGCAATCAACGCACCGCTCTCACTGCGGGCCAGCATGTCCTTCCAACCACCAGCGGCCGGTGGCTTGACCACCGCCAACACCTGACGGCGCACCGCCTCCAAACCTTCCGCGATATGCAGATCGTTGAAGTCGGTCCACTTGGCTTCCCGCTCACCGGAGAAGATCGGCGCGACCACCTGGCCACCGACGATCAATGCCGCGTTATTGGCCTTCTCTTCACCGGGGTTCCAGGCGTCGCCGTTGGGTTTAGTGGTCATCCAGTCATCGTCGCGACAGATGATCAGCGGGCAACCGGCAAACCGCTCGCGCATGGCCTTACAGACCACCAGCAAATTACCGGCATCAAAAGCAATGGCCACGGTCAGTGACGTGGCCATGTGCAGACTTGCACCGGTCGCGTACCCCTCACACACCAGCACCGGCTCACCCGGATCCGGATGAGGCCCGATCAAGTGAAAGGCGCCCTCTTTCGACATGCCATAAGGCCAATAAGACTTGTCCCGCCCGGTGTCTTCTTGCTTGGCGGGGAACACCACCTGCAGTCCGACAATCTCGTCGCGCACATTGCTCATCGGGATCAGAAACGCACCGGTACGCGGCGCATACCGAACGCCAATACCGACAATCTGCTTACGATCTAGATAGTCGCTACGGCCCTTCTCCGGCATGCGCTTGAACATACCCGTAGCCCGTTTCGCCGCACGACGTGCAGCGTTGGCAGATATCTCGACAGCGCGGCGTTTGGCCTCTTCCTGCCGAGCACGCATAACTTCGCGTTCTTCAGGCGACATGCGCCCGGCCTTGACCTTGATCTTCTGAGACTCGCCCGAACGCCAGTCACCGAACGCACCGAAGATCAGCGTTTCGCCTTTCTCGGTGCGCTGTTCGTGAACGACATACCAGCCGTTCTTTTCCTTGCCTTTATCTTGCGTCGTCTTGCAGCGGGTCAGCTTGCCGAAAACCAATGGCTGCGCAGGCTCAAGACCGTAATCCGCGAATTGCCCCAATACCTCATCGAGCATGGCGTGCCCCTTTCAATTCCGCGAGCGAAAGGCAATCGACGCAGTGGGTACAGCCGGGCTGCGCCAAACGGCGAGCCTCCGGGATCGGCCCATCGCACGTTTCACAGAACATAAACGAATGCGCCGCCAAAGCTGGCTTGGTGGCGAGGAGACGTGCAGCAAGCGCTTGATCAATACGCTCCTGCACCAGGTCATTAGCGAAGTCGACGATATCAACCACGATCAGTACCCCGCGTCGTCTGATTGACGTAGGTAGCGCGGTTGAACAACCCCAACAGCCCTTGAATGCCTCGAAATACCTGCAGACGAATCGCGGCAAGTTCTTCATCAGAAACCACACCGTCGCCAATGCTCTTGGCCCATGTATCCGCCAGATCCGCGACTCGTCGGAAGTACTCGGCAATCCCCGTGGTCAACGTCTCGGGCATATCGGTGGTGTAGGCCTCAGCCAGCTCCTGCCAAGTCGTGTCACCGACCAAGGAATGCACTGCGTCCAGAATGCGGCGATCCTTGGTCAGCTCCAAAATCTCACCGAACTCTTGTATGTTCACAGTATGGCTTGGGTGGGTTGGGGACAGCTTGTGTTGCAGCGTGGTCGCATTTCGGCCGGTGGTGGCGGCGATGGCTGCGGCGCCGCCGGGGTAGTCCCGAGCGGCATGGTAAAGCGCGAGATCGAGCGGCAAAACTTCCCGCTGCGCCCGCTCAACAGAACTGAGAGCGATACGGCTCATGGCATTAATCCTTGTAAGTTGCCAGTGCCGCGCGACATGCAGTGGTGATACATTTGCCGCGTGGCTTGAAAGGGCCCAAACGCCGGCTAGATCTTAGGGATCGATACCGGCACCGTGCCGGGGCGAGCAATCCGTTGCTCACCCCTGGCGCAACAGCTGTCTAATCTGTGGTGGAAAAGGCAGCAACACCAAGGCTTCCAAGCCTTGGAAAAGCGCGATAACGGGAGGTGGTTGCATGTGGTGTGCCCGCCAACCTTTATCGCGACCCGACAGCGCTGTGGTGGTGCGTGCCGGGAGGAAATGGGCGACCTTTGGGTCGCCTTTTTTCTTGTTACGCTGCAGCTTTTTGAGGGGCAGAAGCGTTCAACAGCCAAGATGCTTCGAAAGCATTCCCTTTATGCATAGCCGCAGTCGCCAATAGCTCAGCGTATTGGGTTTCACCTGTGTAATCCGTTCGCGGTAGGCATGCAGCCTGACGCCATTTGTTCAGTGCTTGATAGCTTCTGTCGCATACCTTAGCAGCAGCCCCGATGCCGCCTACGGCTTCAAACGCGAATGCAATCGCGCTCGGAAAATCTGCGGGGTCCAGCATGACAACCTCCATTTATCAACTCGAGGTTGATATTACATATCAACTGACTATTGCGCAATCATTATGAGACTCTCAACTCATGGTTGATAAAAATACTCTCCGCGCAGCTTTCAGTGAGCGCCTACACCAAGCCCTTGACGATGCCGGCATACGAAGCCGGGGCCGTGGAGTGGACATCCATCGTCAGCTGAAAAGTATGGGCGTCGATAAGACTACGCAGGCCATTAGCAAGTGGCTGAACGGCGAAGCCATTGCTGAAGCAGATAGCATGGTTGCACTGTGCTCATGGTTAAAGGTGAGGCGAGAATGGCTTGAGTACGGAGTGCAACCGAAAGAGCAAACAGCCGAAAATAATGTCCGGCAACTGCCTGTTGCGAATAGCAACAATGTAGCTGCAATCAACCAGCAGTTTGGGAAAGTCCCAATGATCTCTTGGGTACAGGCGGGAGCTTGGTGCGAAGCAATCGTAAATTTTGAGGAATCCGAAGCCGACTCCTGGCTTTCCTGCCCGGTTCCTATCAGTTCCCAAGGTTTTGCATTGAAGGTCCTTGGCGACTCAATGACAAATCCAGGGCCCGGGCGTAGCTATCCCACTGGCTGCATCATCTTCGTCGATCCGGAGGCGGAGACCAGAACTGGTGACCGCGTAATCGCACGCGTGCCACGCACAAATGAGGCCACATTCAAAGTTCTAGTGGAGGACGCTGGCCGTCAATTTTTAAAGCCTATCAATCCGCAATATCCGATTATTGAAATCACGGAAGAAACCCATATTTGCGGTAAAGTAGTCGGCTCATTCATTCCCGAGTAACTAACCCGAACACATCAGTCACCGGGCTTATAATCTCTCCTAGAGAGATCATAAGGAATACCTCTGTTTTTCCCGAATGCCCCACCATATACTTTTTCCAAATCAAGCGGTGCAAACGATTTAACCTTTCGATACTGTAGAATCATTGATCGATCAACCGGTATACCTGTATCTCCACCCAGCATAAATAAACCCCGAGTAAATTTAAGCTCCTTGCAATGAAGATGCTCAAACATTTGGTATTTAATCAGGTAGTTTTTAAACTGCCCTTTATCACAGACGTTATCCAAGCAGTTTATAAAGAGCAAGGCCAGCTCTTTTGTAGACAGCTGGGCGCGCAATATACTTGCATATTTGTTTTTGCTTTCAGCTGAGACTACAGACTCATCATAGCGATCAATCATCTTCAAAACTTGATACAAGTTTCGGAAATAGTGCCCCACGATGTGATTGTGTTCTTCTTGGATAACCATGTATCTCTTCATTACCTGTTCAGGAGACGCGGAGTCACTAGATAAGTACTTCAAAATCTCATGGAACGCTGCCCTCCCCTCGACAATTGTAGCCGGCCCGATAGGTATTGGCGGCGGAATTTCATGTTCATGCGTAGCGTTGGATAAGAAAGACTCAGTATCGGCGTCGTGCTTTGGGTTCAAACTTTTAATATACTTCATCATGAAGGACATTTTCTCTCGATATGCCTGCCCCCCAAGCGTGCTCAAATCAAACTTTATATTTTCCGCAATTTTATTATGCAAATCCAAGGTATTAAAGAAGGTATTTTCAACGGACTGAGTAGTTAAAGCCTGATTGGTTTTTTCGTACTCCAATCTAGAGGCACGCAAATCATGCCGCTGAACAACTATTGTAATAATAAGGCCTAAAAAAGTTAGAAAGGTCAGTATCGGATTAAGAACCCCACCAAAAAAATCACCAAAAACTCCAGCAGCATCCCCATGATGACTTACAAGCCAGACATCCACACCAAACAGCGCAGCAATTACAGATATTGCGACAACAATTAGATTAAATAGGGCCTTCGTTAGCAAATTGCTTTCTGTCGAATTATTAGACTCGGACAGCACTTCAACAAACCTCCCATAGGAATGCTGTTTCTTTGCACCTACTTCTAATAAAAGCTTAACAATTACGAGAAAACATTCGCCACTCGCAATCCACCAGAACGCTGGAAAGAAAAAAACCGAAATATCCATACTTGAAAATCCATTTAGCTATTGCTTCGACAATTCATTTCATAATCTTACTGAAGTCAAGGCAATTTGGCATCACGAAAAATTCCGCATCACCTTTGATGCTTTGTAACCGACGGTTGACATTTATCAACTGTCGGTTGATATTCTCCTCACTCTTCCACCACAGAGCGAGGCAAAAATCATGCACACCACAGCAACCCTGCACGTACACCCGGCCGCTGCTGACCCCTTTCGAATTTTCGAAATCCGCCGCCTGGCCCGCGAGAGCGGCTGCTCGTTTGTAACCAGCAAACCAAAGCAGCAACCTCGCACTGCCCCCACCCCATTCCATCCGGACGGCGGAGGGCACGCAGCATGATCAAGTTCAAAATCGACAATCGCACCCTGCAGTTGCTCAACGCCCAGGTCAACCTGAGCGAGACCTTCAACCACGTCCTCCGGACAGCGCCCAAGCGTGAATGCCTGGCGTTCCGTCTCAAGGTCGAACGAGGCACTACCGAGAGTACCTTCGTCGTCGAGCTGGGCAGCGAACGCCATACGCTGACACTGCAGAACGACAAGAAAACGCACCTCAAGCTGGCCGACTTTATCGAAGAGATTGCCAACGGCCCGTTCGACGCGAGCAGCACCAGCGACCTAGTGCACCGCCCGCACGCCAGCCGCGAATATGGCCGCTTCGAAGTGTCCGACAAGCAACGCGTATTCGAGCTGGTACGCACCGGCGGCGTTCTGAGCCTCGATATGGGCTTCGACTATCATCTGAAAATCGCGGTGCACCGCACGCAATCTCGCTCGGGTATCACCACCATCCTGAGCATCGGCAACAAGAGCCCGCACACCCGCTGCTTCACCGCGTACGGCACCGATGTCGAGATCTACGGCAAGATCACCGAATCCATCAATCACCTCGCTGTAGCGGCCACCCCAACCGCACACGCGGCATAAGGGGGGCGCCATGGAACGCAGCCTCGCCTTAGCCGCAACCCAACTCGGCCTCACCCGACCAAAGCTCATCGCTCGCATGCGGGAAAAAGGCCTGCTTAACGAGAAGAACTTACCGGCCTACCCCAACCGCGACCGCGACTATCTGCGCATCAAGGACGGCCAGTGGTACCACGACCAGCTCGGCATGCAGTACAGCCAGTCGACCAGAGTGAAACAACCAGGCATCCGCTGGCTGGCCGATCAGTTGGACATCGACCTGCCAGCCACTCCGGCAGACAGCCGTGACGTGGCCTAGGGAATACGCCCGCCAGATCATCGTCATGCGGACACGAGAGGAGCGCAAAGCCGCGCTCCTTGAGGTGCCCGCACATCTTCGCGAGCTGACCAAACGGCACTGCCTGAACGCCTGGAATCACCCAGGCAGAAAACAACACAAGGAGGCCCAACACAGCCATGAGTAACACTGCACAAAACCCGCTGCGCCTGCACCCGGCACCGGAATCAGCCACCGTCGAATTGCTTTACCGCATCTTCGGCGACGTTCTGATCCCGCTCGACAAAGTGCGCGAGCAGTATTTCCGCAACCTCAACGAGCAATCGTTCGTGGCCGAGATCAGCAGCGGCCGCATCCAGCTCCCCATCACCACGCTGGACACGAGCCGCAAGGCACCGAAGTTCGCCCACATCCGGCACGTCGCCTCACTGATCGACATTCGCGCTTACAAGGCGGACGAAGAAATGCAGCGACAGCAGGACGACACCAACGAATAACACCTAACACCGATCGGCTGCCACCACCAGTCGATGACATAACCAGGAGCACACCACATGACTGATATTCAGATCTGCGCACTCATCGCCCTTATCACCCTGGCTGGCTTACTAGTCTGGGCCGGCTACTTCATGGGGCACAGCGACGGCATGTCCGCCGGAAGGAAAGAAAGCGACGATATCCTGCGCGCCGAAAGCGCCAAGGCCATTCGCGAGTTAAGAGCCTCCCTCAACTTCATTAAGGCTGACCACGCCCGCCTGGCGCGATTCAGCAAACGCCTCCAGCAAGCATTGACGCTTGGTGAACCCGAACGCCAGACGTTGCTCGACATCGCTGAAAAGCTCCGCACTGCCGCCGAGACATTCGCAGCCTTTCGCACGGGGAAAAAACTCGAACGCGAACCCCTCGCCCTGCGCGACGACGCACTCGCCATTGCAGCGCTACTGAATCCCGCAGTTCAGGAGAGCGCCGCATGAGCCAGATCTACCCGCAATCCTACACACACCGGAACCCGGCTCATGCACCACCAGCGGCTGATGAACCAACGCGCATTCGAATCTCGGACGAAAGCGGCATGCAAAAGGACCAGCACAACACTCAATCCACGACCGCTTTGCTCTGCAAGGAAACCAGCGTCGACACACTAGAAACAAACAGCCTCTGCTGCACAGCAGCAGGCATTATTGCACCTTCGAGCAGCAGAACCGAGGCGCTTATACCCCACGAAAAGCTGCGCGAGGCAGCGTCACCCGCTGCAACGCTAAGCGCTCAGAATGGCCCGCTCGCGCAGCCTGCTATGGGGTACACGCACCGTATACCCGCCAAAACCATCGATACCGAAATCCTGTCAGAAGAAGAGCTGGCCGACCTTACTGGCTATAAACAGCGAGCCCATCAGCGGAGATGGCTTAAAGAACATAGCTGGGTATTCATCGAGAGCCGTGGCGGTCGACCATTAGTTGGCCGCATGTACGCTCGCATGAAGTTCGGCATGACCAATCCAACACTAGTCGAACAGAGCCCGCCGCCGACTCGACCAGTTTGGACGCCAGACTTCTCAAGAGTGAACTGAAATGCGACCTCGAAACACAGAAAACAGGGACTTGCCCCCTGGAATGGTGCGGCGCAAACGCCCTCGTAAGAACGGCAAGGTCTGGGTCGGTTATTACTACAGAGATTCGACAGGAAAGGAGATTCCACTAGGCGGAGACCTAAACAAGGCTCGATTGAAGTGGGCAGAACTTGAGGCGAAAGAAAAGCCAGCAGACCTGACAATCATGAAAGGAATCTTTGATCGGTATGTCCGCGACGTCATCCCGAAAAAAGGCGAGCGTACTCAAAAAGACAACCTGGCCGAACTAAAACAACTACGGCCCACGTTCGACTGTGCTCCGATCGACTCCATCACGCCGGCCAATATCGCCGGATATCGTGATGCACGCACAGCCAAGGTTAGGGCCAACCGAGAAATTGCCCTTCTGTCTCACGTGTTCAATATGGCACGAGAGTGGGGACTTACCGAGCGGGAGAATCCGTGCCAAGGCGTCAGGAAGAACAAAGAGGTGCCACGCGACTACTACGCCAATGCAGTTGTTTGGGATGCGGTTTATGGGTCGGCAGGACCGGAGCTCAAGGAAGCGATGGATCTGGCCTATCTGACAGGCCAGCGGCCGGCCGATGTGATCGTAATGCGTAGTGACGATATTGATGGCAACTACTTCCTAGTAACCCAGGGCAAAACAGGACAAAAGCTCCGAATTTTGATGCGAACGGAAACCGGGGAAAATAGCCTCGGAAAATTGGTTCGGGAGATAACAGAAAGAAACGCTCATCACACATCCAAATACCTGCTGATCAACAAGTACGGGAAGAGGATGACGAAAGGCATGTTGCGATTGCGCTGGGACAAGGCAAGGGAAAAGGCGCAGCAGAATGCCCTGGATCAGGGCGACCCTATGCTTGCAGCAAAAATTGGAGGGTTCCAGTTTCGTGATATCCGGCCCAAGGCAGCATCGGAAATCGCCGATATCAGCGATGCAAGCCTACTACTGGGCCATAGCAAACAGGAGATCACCAAGAGAGTTTACAGGCGGATTGGCGCCACCGCTAAACCCTCCAAATAGGCAAAGTTTCGGAACGCCTACTCGAAAGTTTCGGAACGCCTCTTAAAAACCGTCGTTTTCCACCCAAACCCCAGAAACACAAAAGCCCCGCATTGCGGGGCTTTCGTTTGAATATTGGCGGGAAACCAGGGATTCGAACCCTGGGAACGCTATTAACGTTCGCCGGTTTTCAAGACCGGTGCATTCAACCACTCTGCCAATTTCCCTTGTGCATCACAGGATTATAGTAGCCCATCCCGTCTCAGCGGG